TAGGTTACCAAAAATTGGTGTTTTTATTTCAACAAAAGTAATAATCCAATTTTTAACATTATTTATTATATCATCCATTATTATAAGTAGGTTGTATCATGAAAGACTTGAATGAAATTGTAAAGATTGAAAAAGCCATAGCACAAAAATATGGTGAAGATGCTATTGTAAATCCAAAATGTTATTGGAACGAAGAAAAAGAAAAAGCATATATTGAACAACTTAAAGAACTTTCGCACGTTGAAAAAAGAAATGATAAAGACCAAAAAATAGAAGTAGATGGTGTTTTTATTTCTAAAAAACTACTTAATAAAGATAGTAATAGAACTTGTCCTATTTGTTCTACCTATTCATTCGACCTAAAAGATGATTTATACATGAATCGTTTTGAATGTTGCCATAAATGCTACATTCGATGGGTTGAAGGAAGAGAAGAAAGATGGAAAACAGGTTGGAGGCCAAATAAAAATGAAAATAAGTAGAAGCAGATTAAAAGAAATTATTCAAGAAGAACTTGAAATGTGCGAGGGCTGTGGTGATGATATGATGGGTCCAATAGGAGATCCAGAGTATGATCAAGAAGGATATATGACCAAATCTGAATTATATAAGATTGGCAACTACGCTCTTGAACTTCACGATATGATCGAGGGCGATGATAATCTTCCTGAGTGGATGCAATCTAAAATTTCTAAAATGGCCCAAATGATTGGCGATGTAAAGCACGCTCTTGAATACGATCAAGAATATGGAGAATTTGAAGACCATCAAGATATGGGAGCAGAAGTGGTTTATGATGAACTTGAACAAGATATGGGAGAATACTAATAAATGGCAACCACTTACGAAATAATTCAAGGACTTCATCAAGCAGCAGCAAATGCTTATGACGGCTCACAAGTTCAAAAATATGCTGCTGATAGTAAAGAACGCTCTATTGGCCTTAAAAGAGAAGAAGGCGATCCATTACTTGATTCAAGAGTTATTGATGGCTTCAAAATAAAAACAAGTGGCAATATGCTAACTGTTATTTATACATCCGATATTAAATTAAAAGATGTATATATGAAGAAAGATTTTGAAGGTGATATGGAAGATACAATCGAAAAGATTGTTTCATTCCTTAAAAAAGAATACAAAGATATAACAAAACAAACTTTATCTCTTACTCCACACGGAGAAATACAAGTATTTGTTCAACCCGTATCAAGACAAAGAACAACTGTTGAAGCTAAAAAACACTACAAGATTAATAATTTAAAAGATGTAGAACCAGTTTCTCCTCCTTCTCAAGATATAACAAGAGAAATAACAAGAAAGTTTTTAGAAATGGGAAGAGAACAAGCAAAGAAGCCAACAAACGCAAAGTTTAAAAACGACTAATATGATATGTATAAACTTACCAAGCAACAGATTCAAGAAGAAATATTAAAGTGCGGTAAGAATCCTGTCTATTTTATAAATACATATTGTAAAATCTCACATCCTCAACGTGGTCCTATTCCATTTAGAATGTATCCATTTCAAGAGGATGTAATAAAAGATTTTCAAGATCACAGATTTAATATAGTTCTTAAAGCCCGTCAGCTTGGTTTATCAACCGTAGTTGCGGGCTATATTGCTTGGTTAATGCTTTTTCATCGTGATAAGAACGTATTGGTATTAGCAACCAAACTTTTATCAGCATCAAACTTAGTTAAGAAAGTAAAGTATATTATTAAGTCAGTTCCAAACTGGCTTATGATTGCCACAGTCACAATTGACAATAGAAACTCATTTGAACTTTCAAACGGTTCACAAATTAAATCATCTGCAACTTCTGGTGATGCTGGTCGTTCTGAAGCATTATCTTTGCTTGTATTGGACGAAGCTGCATTTATTGAAGGTATGCAAGAACTTTGGACAGGTTTATATCCTACTATGGCAACAGGTGGTCGTTGTATTACTATTTCAACTCCAAATGGTGTAGGAAACTGGTTTCATCAAACTTATGTTGATGCTGAATCATCAACAAACGAGTTTCACGATATTAAACTTCACTGGACGGTACACCCAGAAAGAGATACCAATTGGTTTGAAAAAGAAACAAAGAACTTATCAAAACGTGAAATAGCACAAGAATATGAATGCTCATTCAACGCTTCTGGTGAAACTGTAATAGATGCAGAAGAACTTGAACATTTATCTACCTCTTGCTTAGAACCAAAATTAAGGATTGGTTTTGACAGAAACTTATGGATCTGGAAGGAATATTATGAAAAGTGCAAATACCTCCTTATTGCTGACGTAGCAAGAGGCGATGGTAAAGACTTTTCTGTATTTCACATTATAAATCTTGATACGATGGAACAAGTTGCTGAATATCAAGGAAAAATAAATATAGATGGATTTGCGAACCTATTGTTTAATACGGGCAAACAATATGGCAACTGTATGATAGTCGTGGAAAACAACAATCTTGGTTATTCAGTATTAGAAAAAATAATAGCTATGGGGTATAAAAATGTATATTATTCTACTAAAGGTTCAACTGAATATGTTGAACAATACGTTGCTGAGGGAATGTCCAATTCTGTTCCCGGTTTTACTACATCACACAAATCTCGTCCACTTATAATAGCAAAACTTGAAGAATTTATTCGTTCAAAAGCAGTTAGAATAAATTCTGTTCGCTCTTATAATGAACTTACAACATTCGTTTGGCATAACGGAAGACCACAAGCTATGCAAGGATATAACGATGATTTAGTTCTATCTTTGGCAATTGGTTGTTGGGTAAAGGATACGGTGTTTCATTCTGTTACAAAAGATGTGGAATATCAAAAAGCTATGTTGACAAGTATAGGCAAAACGGGTAAAGTATTAGATACTAGCATACCCGGTATGCTAAGTTATCAAAATAATAATAGATTAACTGATCAACTTTTACAACAAAGAGAACTACAAAAAAACTTTTTGTGGATATTTAAAGGATAGATATGGCCGATAATAGAAGAAACAAAAACACTAGAAACTCAGAATCCTTGTTATTTAAACAATTAACAAAATTGTTTTCTGGTCCTATAGCAAATTACGATCAACAAACTCAAAGTCGCTATAGAAGAACACAACTTGACAAATTTAAGTTCCAATCTGCACAAGGATTAGAGTTTAAAAAAGCTGAATATCTTACATACGAAAATATATCCACTAAAACCATGCACGCACAAAATCGTGCAGACAGATATATTGATTTTGATCAAATGGAATATATGCCAGAAATAGCATCTGCTCTTGATATTTATGCAGACGAAATGACGACTAATAACGAACTAACAGCGATGTTAAAAGTTAAATGTGGTAATGAAGAAATTAAATCAATATTAGAATCTCTTTATTTCAAAACATTAAATCTTGAATCAAATTTATTTAGTTGGTCAAGAAATATGTGCAAATATGGAGATTACTTTTTATATCTCGATATTGATGATAAACTTGGTATTACAAGTGCTATTGGTCTTCCATCAAATCAAATCGAAAGAATGGAAGGTAAAGATAAATCAAACTCAAACTTTGTACAATTTCAGTGGAACTCTGGCGGTTTAACCTTTGAGAATTGGCAAGTTGCACACTTTAGAATACTTGGCAACGACAAACATTCTCCATATGGAACATCAGTATTAGATTCAGCAAGAAGAATATGGAGACAACTAACACTTCTTGAAGATGCGATGATGGCATATAGAATCACTCGTTCACCAGAACGTAAAGTGTTTTATATCGACGTTGGTAATATACCACCAGAAGATGTAGAACAGTATATGCAAAAAGTAATGACCCAAATGAAGAGAAATCAAATCCTCGATTCAAATACAGGTCGTGTAGATTTACGCTACAATCCAACTTCTGTTGATGAAGATTACTTTATTCCAGTTCGTGGTGGAGTAAACAATACAAAGATTGAAGGTCTTCCCGGTGGTCAGTTTACATCTGCTATTGAGGACGTTAAATATTTGAGAGATAAATTATTTGCTGCTCTCAAAGTTCCTATGTCTTACTTGATAAGAGGCGAAGGCGCAACAGAAGATAAAGCAACTCTTGCACAAAAAGATATTCGCTTTGCAAGAACTATTCAAAGATTACAGAGAGTTATTGTTGCAGAACTGGAAAAGATTGGTATTATTCATCTTTATACACTTGGTTTCCGTGGTTCTGATTTAATCTCATTTAAGCTTTCTCTCAACAATCCATCAAAGATTGCTGCACTTCAAGAACTTGAACACTGGAAAGTTAAGTTTGATGTTGCTGCAAATGCAACAGAAGGTTATTTCTCTAAACGCTGGGTTGCTCAAAATATCTTTGGTCTTTCTGATGAACAAATCGTCAAGATTCAAAGAGAAATGTTCTTTGATAAGAAATTTGCTTCTTCACTTGAAAAGATTGGCCAACCAGCAGAAGAAGCTGGTGGTGCCGCTGGTGGTGGTGGAGGTTTAGCAGATCTTGGCTTGGGTGGTGCAGAAACACCAGAAGCAGGAGCAGAAACGCCAGAAGCAGGTGGTGGAGAAGAAGGTGGCGAAGAAAGTATGCTATTGGCTTCACCAGAAGGTGGAGGAGAAGCAGCACCAGAAGCACCAGCAGAAGCGCCACCCGGTAGAAGAGAAGATGGATATTATACTTTTGGTTCAAAAGGCAAGATATACTATCCCGTCACAAGTGATAAAAGAACATCAGGTGCAAGAAAACGTGCCATGAGTTCACAAGGCGGTAAGAGTTTAGCAGGAAAAAGTAAAGTATTTCCCGGTCTTAGAGATTTATCTCCAAGTATGAAAGGAATATACGAATCTAAACAACCTAATTATGATGATCAAGAAGAATTAGAGTTATTTAGAACTAACATAGAAATTAAAAGATTAATTGAAACTTTGGAGAATTCAAATAATGCAAGAAAGAATGAAAGTTAAGTACAATAAGAAAAGAAATACCGCTTTTCTTTACGAAACTCTCGTCAAAGAATTGACTAAATCTATTGTCAATAAAGACGACAATAGAAAGAAAGTTATTCTCGGTATTTTAAAAGAACACTTTAGCAAAAGTTCAATCTTGCATAAAGAGCTTGATGTATATAAAAGTTTATACGAAACAAAGAGTGTAGAATTAAAAATTGCTAGCAAGATGATTCAAGAAGCAAAAAGAGTTTATTTGTCCTTAAACTCTCAGGACATTTTTAATCAACAAACACAAGTTATTAATAAAATGAACAAACAACTTGAACCATCTGTATTTTCTACGTTTTTACCAAACTACAAAGATTTAGCAACTATTTCTCAATTATTTGATGACAACGTTTCAATAAAACATAAAGTTCTTTTAGAACAACAAGTTGAAACTATGCTTACAGAAAATGTTATTCCAAAAGAACAAATGCGTTCAATAGATAATATTGTTTATAAACAAGTTATAAAGAAGTTTAATGAACGCTATTCTGATACTTTATTAGAAGAACAAAAAACTTTATTCTCCAAATATATTTTATCTTATGCAGACGATGTTGATTTTATGGTTTATCTAAACGAAGAAATAGGAAGAATTAAGAAAGTTGTTTGCGAAGCTTCATTAAAAGATTCTGAAAAACAACAACTTATCAATAAGATCGATGAACTCAAAAACAAACCAGTTGATAAAGAAATTATTGAAAGTGTTTTAAGTTTCCAATCCTTAGTTAAGGAACTTAACTCATAATGAAAATCGTAATCCGTCTTAAAGACAAACCAGATCTTGTTATTCGTTTAGATGCCCGTAAAACTATGGACGGTAATATTTTGATTCATGATCATCCATATATGGATATTATTATCTCTCCAAAAACTAAAAAGATTATGGCTCTTTCAAAAGTTTTGATGGATGATAGATCTTATTACACACAAAGCAAGTTTTTTGATTATCTTTATAAACGTGGCGTAGTCGATCCTTCAAGCATACAAGCAAGCAACATTTATGCTTCTTTAGAAGCGACAATACCAGAAAAACTTCCAGAAGGTCCAGATCCAATAGAAGCTATTTTATTTAGCATATTTAAATATTTCAGAGAAGAAGCACCAGCTTGGGCAGAAGAAGAAAAATTAAAGCACGATCAAGAAGAATATTTATTAGAACCAGATAAAGAACATTCAACAGAACTTGGAGAAGTTCCTCAAAAGGCAAGACAAGGTTCTATTGGAACATCTGCTTACTCTATCAACAAGCATTATAATATCGCTTACCTTGGCGAAGGAAAAGATAAAGAGAAGAAATAATGGAACTTATTTATTTTATTCTTGCTTGTTGGGGTTTAACACAAATCCTTGTTTATGGAACAATCTTTAACAAGATAAGACCAAAAGAAGGATTTTTTGGTGATTTATTCAAATGTCCTATGTGTATAGGCTTTTGGGTAGGATTACTTCATTGGCTTTTCTTTTTTGAAATGGATTGTGGAATATTACAAGCTGGATTTATTTCCTCTGCAACTTCATATGTGCTTTGTATGCTTTTTACAGATTACGGAATAAATATTAAGTTAAGCCAAGAAAATAACGAATAAATAAACTATTTAAAAT